TTAATTTTGATGCAGTAAGAAACTATGGAAGATAATAGAAAAGACATAGAGAGAGGTCGTATCGCTCAAGATATTCTTGATAACGAAATATTTCAAGATGCGATGATTATGTTGGAAGAACAATATAAAAACCTTTGGGCCATTACAGAACACGATGAAAAAGAAGAGCGTGAAAGACTGTGGATGGCAATGAAGTTAATACCAGAATTTGAAAGGCAATTAAGAATAGTGGTAGAGAATGGCACTATAAAGAAAAATCAGATTGTCAAAATCAAACAAAATATTGCATAAAGGCTTTATAAACCTTTACAATATAAACTTAGTTTAATTATTGGAAATTACTATGAGTACCAATCCCGCAAATGCGACTGGTTTTAACTCCAGTTTAGATAATGGCAAAGAAGCTATCGAAGCCTTATTGACTCAAGAAGAAGAATCTCAAGAAAGCATCGAAGCACAAGCAGAGCAAGTTGTCGAAGAAGCACCTGAAGAACTTGAAGCAGAAGCTACTGAAGAAGTAGAAGAAGCAGAAGAGTTTGAAGATGAAGAATACGATGATGAACTCGAAGAAGAATTAGAAGCTAACCAAGTAGAAGAAGAAGGTCAAGAGCAACCCTCCATTTACACTATAAATGTTGATGGGGTAGAACAAGAGGTCACGCTCGATGAACTGAAAAGCGGATACAGTAGGCAATCTGATTACACTCGGAAAACGCAAGAATTGGCCAATCAGCGAAAACAAGCTGAAACCGAATTTAGTGCAGTCCGAGAGGAGCGTGCAATTTATACGCAGTTACTAGATCAAATGCGCAACCAGTTAGACGCTGGTATGCAAAATGAACCTGATTGGGTATCTTTAGCGGAAAACGATCCTGTTGGTTATAACTCGCAACGAGCTTCTTGGGAAGAAAACAAGAAAAAGCAAGATGCGGTGTTAGCGGAGCAACAAAGAATGTTGCAACAAAGCCAGCAAGAGCAAATGCAGAATTTACAAGCTCAAGTGCAAAATGAAGCACAGCTTTTAGTAAGTGCGATTCCAGAATGGCAAGACTCTAAAAAAGCAGCCGAAGGAAGAGCAGAACTAAAACAGTATGCGATTACTGAACTTGGTTTCTCTGAACAAGAGTTAAATCAAATTTACGATCACAGAGCTGTTTTAGCAATTAGAAAAGCAATGCTACATGATAAAACGCAAGAGAGTGTTAAGAAAAAACCTGTAGTTGCAACCAAAGCTAAAGTAGCCAGACCAGGCAATTCAAATGTTCCTGTAACTCCTAATAAAATTAAAAAGCTCCGTCAGAGATTAGCTAAGTCTGGCAAAATGTCAGATGCAGCTAAAGTATTTGAATCGATGCTTTAAAAGCATTTAATATAAATTTTATAATATAAGGAAAATATTATGGCTATAATAACTAACGCATTTTCTACTTATACTGCTACTTCAGATAGAGAGGATTTATCCAACGCTATCTACAACATCTCTCCAATGGAAACTCCAATGGTTAGTCTTGGTGGCAGAAGAAGTGTTAAAAATGTTCAATTCGATTGGCAAACAGAAGTTTTACCAGCTGCAACATCAACAGGTGTTTTAGAAGGTGGTGAAATTGCAAGATCAGCTTCAACTGCTACAGTAAGAGCTGCTAACGTATGTCAAATCAACACAAGAAACGCAACCGTAACTGGTTCGCAACAAGCATCAGACCCAGCTGGTAAGAAGTCAGAAATGGCTCACCAAATGGCTATAATTGGTCGTGCGCTAAAACGTGACGTTGAAACTACAATTTGTGGTACTCAAGGTCGTAACAACGGTGCAGCGGGAACAGTTAGAGCTACAAGATGTTTTGAATCTTGGATTTCTACTAACGCTGGTAGAGGTGCTAACGGAGCTAACGCAGCTAATGAAGGTGCAGCTCCAACAGATGGTACTGCAAGAGTGTTTACTGAAGCGTTACTAAAAGGCGTACTTGCTACGTGTTTTGATAATGGCGCAAATCCATCAGTTATGCTTGTTGGTGCTTTTAACAAACAGAAAGTTTCTGGCTTTGCTGGAAGAGCAACAGCTACACAAGCAGTATCACTTGAAGGAATCCCAGGGGATCACGTTCAAGCGTCTGTTTCTGTTTACACAAGTGACTTTGGCGATATTAAAATTGTTCCGTCTAACTTCTCAAGAACGAAGTCGGCACTTTTAGTAGATCCAGAGTACGTCTCTGTTGCTTACTTGAGAGCATTTGAATCTCAAGATTTAGGAGCAATAGGCGATGCAGACACTCGTGCTATCTATTGTGAATTCGGTTTAGAAATGAAAAACGAATCTGCAAATGGCATAGTGGCTGATTTAACTGTTTCGTAAGTTAATTAGTGTGGGGGTGTTTTCACCCATTCACCCCCATACTTCTTTAATATGGCAAACAAAACAACTATCACATCAAATAAAAAGAACTTTCACTCTAAATTAGTAACGCAAGATTTAGACGATGATGGTGTTTACCATATAGAAACAAAACAAGATGTTACCAACGTCATTAACAATGTTAAGATGTTAAGTGAAACAACAACACCAGGAAAAGATCTTAGGCACGTTGCAGAAATTCCAATGGTTGTTGCAGAACAAGCTATGAGAGAAGGTTGGTTTAACGACAAGGCTAAAATGAAAGCATGGTTAAACAACTCCGACAATAGTATTTTTAGAATATGGAAGGGTAAAGTATGACGTATGATGAATTAAAAACAGCAATAGGAAATTGGTTAAACAGAACTGATTTAACCAGTCATTACGACACTTTCATAGACAACGCAGAAGCAGAGTTTAATCGCAATATTAGACACAGAGACATGATTAAAAGAGCTGATGCTACTGCTGATGCACAGTATTTAACACTTCCTGATGACTGGTTAGAGGCAGTTAATGTAAAGATTAAGACAGGAACATATAGGCCCTTATTTCAAGTATCAATAGAAACAGGAGATGTATTTAGAAATGCACAAGATAATATATCGGGTGCGCCTTCTTATTTCTCTATTGTTGATGGAACTTTAGAATTAATACCAACACCATCTGTTAGCTCAACATTAGAATTGGTATACTATTCAAAGATACCAGCTTTAAGTGATAGCAATACTTCTAACTGGTTATCTAATTATCATCCTGATATTTATTTATATGGATGTTTAAAACACGCAAGCGTGTTTTTAATGGAAGATGAACGAGTACCGTTATTTGAAGTAAGTTACTTAAAAGCATTGGCTGATTTAGAAGAAGCGAATGAAAAAGCTAAATATTCAGATGGTTCTTTAATTAAACGAGTTCGGACTTATGGGCATAAGGCAAGAACAAAAACATATTACGCAAGTAATACATAGGAGTAAAAAATGGCTGGATTTAGCGATTATTTAGAAGATAAAGTATTAGATCACGTATTTGGTGGTAGTGCTTATACAGCACCAGGCACTTTATATGTAGGGTTATTTACCGCAGCACCATCTGATTCAGGTGGTGGAACAGAATGTTCTGGTGGTTCTTACGCCAGAAAAAGCATGGCAGCTATGACAGTTAGTGGAACATCCCCTACTCAAGCAACTAATGGCGCAGCAGTAGAATTTGTAACTGCAACTGGTGCATGGGGTACAGTTACCCACGTTGGAGTATTTGACGCTGCATCAAGTGGTAACTTAATGGCATGGGCAGCTTTAACTGCATCTAAGACAGTAGCAAGCGGAGACGTATTCAGATTTGATGCTGGTGACTTAGATATCACGTTAGCGTAGAACTATGGCATCTATTGGCTACGGTCAATATAACTACGGGATTGGTGATTATAACAATCCCACATACCATTTCGCGTCTGCAACTATTGCAGAGACTTCAGGTGTAAGTGCTACTGGTAGATTAGATCTTATTGCTTCAGCAACAATAGCTCAAACTTCTGGATTTACTTCTTCAGCTAAATTAGTTAAACCAGGCGCAGCTACCATTGCTCAAACTTCTGGTTTCACTTCAACCGCAGAAGTCGTTAAACTTGGCTCTGCAACCATAGCTCAGACTTCAGGGTTTGCAGCTACAGGTAGACAAATAGATCGTGGACAAGCCACGATAGAAGCAACATCTAGCTTTACCTCAACGGGCCACGTTGTTAAGTTAGGCGCAAGTACAATAGCGCAAACATCAGGATTTGCAGCGACAGGTTTAATTATTCTTGATGGTTCATCTACTATTGCACAAACAAGTGCATTTAGTTCAGCTGGCAAGATTATTAAGATTGGAGCATCAACGATTGCTCAAACTTCAGGCTTTACTGCAACTGGTAAATTTATAATTGGAGCTGCTTCAACTATAGAAGAAACCAGTAATGTTATAGCTTTAGGTGGAGTTATATTTTCTGGTTCAGCGACCATTGCACAAACCTCTAGTTTTTCTGCGATTGGTAGCATAAAATGGGAAACACAAACTGTTTCGACAACCAATTTCACGGAACAGACAGTTTCAACTACAAATTGGACAGATCAATCCAAACCATCAACCGATTGGTCAGAAGCAGCATAAAGGATAAGAATTATGGCAGATACTACAACTACAAATTTAAGTTTAACTAAACCAGAGGTCGGAGCATCTACGGATAGTTGGGGAACTAAACTAAACGCAGATCTTGACACAATAGATGCGATATTTAGTTCTTCTGGAACAGCTATATCTTTAGGCGCAGTAACTATTGGTGGAAATTTAACAGTCGATGGCGGAACAATCAAACTTGACGGAAACTATCCTACAGGAACAGGTAATGTAGCTTTAGGAGACACAGCACTTGATAGTGTTGCAGCTGATGGAAATTATAATACAGCTATAGGAAGAAATGCTTTAACAGCAACTACAACTGGTGATCTAAATACTGGATTAGGTAACAAAGCGTTAGCAGCAAATACAACAGGAACATCAAATGTAGCTTTGGGTGCTAATGCCTTACAAACAGCGACCACAGCAGATAACAATACCGCAGTTGGATCTCAGTCTTTAATGGTAACAACAGGAGCAAATAACACAGGGGTTGGTGGTAATGCTTTAACTGCAAACACTACAGGTTCAGAGAACGTAGCAATCGGTTCTAATACACTAGATGGCAATACGACAGGAGCAAACAATACGGCAGTAGGAACATCAGCTTTAGGTGCAAATACCACAGCATCTAACAATACAGCAGTTGGAACTAATGCTTTAATTGTAAACACTACGGGGGATAGAAACACAGCAGTTGGTACAGAAGCTTTAGATGCAAACACTACAGGTTCACAAAATGTAGCAGTAGGATATGGAGCAGCATCATCTAACACAACAGGCATTGAACTGGTAGCCATAGGAGATAGTGCTTTAGAAGCAAATACCACAGGAATTTCAAATGTAGGAGTGGGTGAAGATGCTATGAAGGCAAACACAACAGGGGATTATAATACTGCTGTTGGTGGTAATGCTATGGTTGCTTCTACAACAGGAGATAGTAGTACAGGAATTGGTTATAACGCTTTAGCTGCACAAACTACAGGACAATATAACACAGCAGTTGGAAGTGCTGCTTTAGCAACTAACACAACCGCAAGTAACAATACAGCAGTCGGCAGAAATGCTTTATTAGTAAACACTACAGGTTCTGAAAATACTGCTGTTGGTAGGTTATCCTTAGATGCTAATACAACTGGAACAAACAATGCTGCTGTTGGTAATCAAGCATTGGGAGCTAATACTACGGGTAATTACAA